TCATAACCCAAACCATTGATGTGGTTTTTCATTACAGACACCTTTGTTCTTGAAGCGAACTTAACACTTCGTTTGTCTTTGGTAGCAGTAATCTTTGTTGTTCCCGCTCCTTTTTGATTTCCAAATAAGAATACCAAAGATGAGTTTAACCAAATTGCTTCACCACCTTTTGCTTTAATCTTTGGTTGACCAAAAGGATTATCAGGTAATTCAACCCAAGGCTGATTAACGATAACCAATGTGTTCTCATATTTTGAATCCGCTTTACGTGAACCTGAAATACGTTGGTTAATACCCATACCAATTTTGTCAGCAAGTGTCGATGCGTTGTGTTGCTTCCCACCCTTACCTTCGAACGTCATTTTACAAGGAACTGAACCAACAGAATCCCATAAGAACAACAAACTATAATCTAATTCACCTTTTTCTTGTGCGTCCAATAATGAATTGATATAATCTGTAATTTGTTCGATGTAGTTAAAGTTATTGTTGAAGATATAAAATCCGTCCCAATCAACTTCACCCGTTGTTTCATCAACAACCTCTTCACAATCAAAACCCATAAGTTTTGCGTGTTCAAAAGACCATTTCTGTTCTGTAATAATAAACACAGGTAATATACCTTTTTTCTGAGCATCCACCGCAGTTTTAACCAAGGCAGTTGTTTTTCCCGTATCAGAGTGACCCAAGAACATATTCAAATGTCCAATAGCCGGACCAGGAAGTCCAACAGCATCCAAGAAATCAGAACCTAAGTCAAAAAATCTTTGTGGTTTATATTTTGCAGAAGTGGAAAACTTCTTTTTAACTGAACTGAAATCGTTCTTTTTAATTGCCATATTACTTAATATAAATTATGCGTGGTACCATAAAGATACCACACATAATGTGTTTTGTTTATTAGAAAGGTAATTCTGTGTCAACCTCAGCGTCAGCTTGTGGGTCAACTTGTTCAACTTTTTCTGCCGATTTTTTACCACCGATTGTAGTTGTTTCTTGAGATGAATTTTCATAAACATATCCACCCTTATCTGAATCCCATTTTGGTGTTTCACCACGAGCGATTGCTTCAAGATAATCAACAGGTTTTTTAGAATATACATCCAACCAAGTTAATTCATTTTCAATCCAAGCTTTTGCTTGCTCTTTTTCCTCGTGAACCGCAGTTGGGTCATCATACATAATTGTTGATACACTTGTGTATTCTTTACCTGCTGGTGTTTTTGATTTTGTTAATTCGATGATAAGGTCACGACCTTTTTCAGCGTCAGTGATGTCACCTTTGTTTCTCCAAATTGGAATGATTTTATCCAAGATACCATCATTTTTGTAGTTGTGCTTGAATCTCCAGAACTTTGGACCATCTTCCTCGTGGTCTCTGTCGATTACTTTTACGATATAGAACTTACGAGACTTATATTGTTTCGCCAATTCTTTATCAGATTCTTTACCAGTTGACATTAATTCTTCATAAACCTCGTTTAAAGGAGAACGCTCATTGTCATTCTTTCCTGGGTCATAGAATTTATTCCATTGTCCACCTACTTGAATTTCGTGATACCAAGCCTCTTTGAATGGCGAAGAGCCATCTGTTGTAGGCAAGATACGAATTCTTCGTTGTCCTGATTTTTCTTTATCCCCTAAGATTAAAGCGAAATACTTTTTCATTCTTTCATCTTGAGACATTTTACCTTGGGCTCCGCCCCCACCTTGTTGTGATTTTTCGTACTGTGCCAATACGGCGTCTAATGAACTCATCATATGTATAATTTTTAAATTGTGTAATATAAATATACGCCAAGTTTATCACTTTGTCAAATAAAAAAAGGTCTTTATTACAAGACCTTTTAAATTATTTAATAACAATATAATACGAGATTATCTCATATTATTATCAGGATTACTTGACGGTTGGAATGAACCTTTAATATCATTCACATTAATATCCGTTACTTGGTCAGGAGTTAAAACATAATCATTTTTTCCCGTCTTTTCCATATCTTCTTTCTTATCATCAAAGAAATCTGAAAGTTTTTGATTAAATGGGTATGAATCATAGGTTCTTAACTCCAATTTTTCTTGAGGAGTTTTTTCTCTATACTTTTCAATCTTGGTTTCAAGGTCGTTAAGTTTGTTCATAATCGCATCCATCTCACCTAATCTTGATTCCAATTTATTTATTTGACCAAATAAATTTTCAAAGTAATCGTCTTGTTTTTTCTCAATATTCTTTTGAGAATCAACTAAATCAGTTACATCAAGTTCTTCAGTTCCACTTTCTTCAGTTTCACTTTTTTCTTCAGTCTCACCTTTTTCGTCAACCTTTTCAACATCAGGGTCATTAGCCACATCAATAACCGCAGGTTCTGCCATTTTAGGTGCCGCAACCTCACCACCAGGAGCTGGCGGGGGAGCAATTTCACCAGGAGCAGGTGCCATTAAAGCATCTAACTCTGTAGGTTCAGGAGCAGCTTGCTCTGTAATATATTGATTGATACTTCTGTATCTTTCAATTTCATTTAATATTTTTTTATCTATTGCCATTATTATCCGTTTAATAATTGTTTAACACCTCTCGATGTCTCTACTCTAACTTGTCTATTAGCAGTAGTCATATGACCAGCTCTTTCAATTAAGCCGTCTCTTTCTCTTACAGTATAACAGTCTCCGGTGTCTAAATCACATACTTGTTTAGTTCCGTCTCCGTTATCTTCTTCAGAATATCTAACTGATTTTCCTAAGTAATTGTCTAATGTTGATTTTAAGCTCATAAAAATCTTTTTAATATAAATATATCGGTTATGTGTTAAATTATGTTAATGTTGAATGTAAATGATTGGAACGCATCAGGTATTAAATTGTTGGGGTCAGCAAATGCGTTTGGTGATAAAGCTAATAAAGATATTTTTGACTCAACTGACTTTATCTTATTAAATTCAACATCATCGTTCATATTTTGTTTTATAATGTTTAAAATGTCAATACTATCAACACTAAATGATTGTTTGTTAGAACTAACATAAGATTCTAAGTCATTTGAGAATTGGTCTCCAGCCACAACAACCTTAACGATTGTATTATTTGGTCCAGTTTCTTCTTTAATTGCTCTCCAAGTCCATTCAGTTTGGCCTGATAATATATCCCAAAGACCCGCATCTGGATTAATTGTAACCAATAACGAATTATTTGTTGATAATCCATTCATAACTAATGGACCTGTTTGTTGTGGTTGTGTGTTGGCATTTAAAGGAACACCTGGCACTGATGTTGGTGGTTGTGGTGCGGTTTGGAATGGATTATATGTAAACTGACCTGAACTAATTACATTACCATTTTTAGTCCTTAAGACTATTGTTTGTGTTTGAGGAATTACAGTATTACTTTTTGGTACAATTACATTTAAATTTGTATTGGCATTAATTGTTAATTGACTAGTTGTTATACCATTAATTGTCACACCAGTTGTAAGTTCTAAGTCAGTTCCAACAATACTTAATATTGTTTGACTAGTACCTGCTAGTGGTGAGAATGAAATTATTGTTGGAAGAGGACAAACAGGTGTTGGTGATGGTGTAGTATTCAAGTTATTTGGAACTGGAGTTACACCGGCCTTTACTTTAATATTAAGAGTAAATGTATTTTTAGTTGAAAGTCTTAGGTCTTGTGTGGCAGAAGCATCTAATTTAGCATCTGCAGCACTCTTAAATGCATCTTGGAATGTTTTACTTAATTGTGTAAACTCACTCACTTCTTTTGAATCAAAATACTCTTCCGTAACACTAGGGTTAGACCAATAACAAGCATAATATTTAGTAATACCTAATGCATTATCACCATAAATTCTATCAACATCAGTTGATAATGATGAAATCATAAAATCAAGAAATTTATCAATTGATTCAAAAATTGCAATAGGTTTAGAAACTTTACCGTTTAATGTTTGAACTTCAACACAGGCGCTTTTTCCAGGAACAAAATAATTACTTCTACTAAAATAATCTTTAGTTAATTCTATTGTCGCATAATTATTGTTATAACCATTAAATGTTTTTCCTTTGAATGTTCTAACATAACAAATCATGTAGATTAAAACTTGTAATCTTGGGTTTGATGTTTTTGCCTTAATTGCATTTACTAATTGTGTGGCATTTAATGATGTATTTGTTGTTGTTATAAAATCACCATAACTAACATAAGCAGCAACCAAACCATTAATACAACTATTTGTCGCGGCAGCAACATTACTTCCTGTTTGTTGTATTTGAGCAGCTTTATTAATTTCAGTAATCCTTTCACTAACCGTACTGTCTTTTTTAACTTTTAATAACGATTCAATCTGTGTTAATAAATTTTGATTAATACTTTGTAAGTAATTATCAATTGCAGGTAAATCATATATTCCTTGTCTAATACCTGAAAAATTAGTTTGGAACGTACCAGGTTGTACTGTATGTTTAACCTCTGTAATTAAATAAGGACCATTAAACATTGGAACGTGTCTTAAGTTAAAATACATTGTTGGTTGGATTAAAGCATTTCCCATAGAAACAACCTGACAAGTATAACTTCTTTGTTTGTAGAAATTATAAAGACTAACGTTTTGAGTTGTACTATTTCTTCCATTAGCTTGGTCAACCATATCTAATTGAGTTTGTAAAGATTCAGAAGTTGCTTTACCACCATCCATTGAAACGTTAAATGAATAAAATATATTTTGATTTCTAATACCTAAGTCAACATTAAATCCAACACACCTATTTGATAACGCATAATCATTTTTACCTGTAAGGTTTTCAAGTAAAGGATTATCCGAAGCTCGTCTCATCTCAAACGCATCATCTCTATATCTAGAATTACCTTTAGGTAAATCCAAATATTGTGATGGAAGGGCAGTATAAAAACAAACCATTTTTGGAGATGAATTTCTATAGTCAACATCTAAGAATGTTCCCCACATATTATCGGCAAACTTTAACGAACCTTCTGTGTTTTGTGATATTGTCGTACCATCAACTTCTTGAATATTATAAAAATTAACATAAGAAGGTAATGGCATAACATTAAACTTATTTTTAATCAACATACCACTTAAGAAAGTGAATACACTCATACCTAAATTTAACGCTTTGTTATTTTCAACATCACCAAAAGCATCTCTAAGAGCAAAAATATCAATAATAATAGTATCTCCAATATTTCTTGATGCTCTATCTAAGAATAAAAAGTCCTCAAATAATGTTTTACTTTTATAATCAGAACCGGCAATCCACTTATCATTTAATGCTTTAAAAACTTCATAATTCTCAACTTTACTTTGTTGTCCATCAATAACACTATTAATTGTTTTTTCAGGTAATTGGTCTTGGTTAGGTAATTTATTTCTAACTTGTGTCAGTAATGTATTTAATAAATCATCTTGAAAATCTGCGGTTTGTTGTAAATAACTTTGAATTGTTTGTTTAAACCCATCACTTGTTATACTTGGAGAATATAATTTTTGTGTGGCATACATCTTAACTAAAGGAGCACATAATGTAATATTTTGGGTATTGAATCCAATATTATTATCAATAAAGAAATCGGTTATGTACGAACCACTATCACTATAAATTAAATTTTGAATTGTTGAAAATCCGACTTCGGTTTCTAATGTTGCCCATTGTTGTGGATAAGATAATTTAGATTGTTCTAAAGTTATTGTTCCTCCACCAGGTAATGTATTAAGAACATAAGGGTCAAATTGAATTGGGTCAACAACAATTGGAGTTGTTAAATTTTGTGATAAAAACGAATCAAAAATTCTTCTCTTATAGTTTGCAGGATTACCATACTTTAATAGAACATCATACTCTAAGAAAGACTTCATCGTATTGGTAAAGACACCTAATTGATTTTCAGCAAGTGAATTAAAATATTCCGCATTTGTTGTTGTTGATTGTTTTGTCGTAACACTCATCAAACTTCTAAAAAGATATTGGAAGTTTTTATAAACCGCATTAACATCAACAGGTGAAACACCAATCGCCACTTGAACTTGTGGACCTAAATCAATGTCTGCAATTGGTTTACAAAAGTTTAAAAACTCTTGTTCCAATTTATCTAAAATACTTTTGTCAAATACAGAAAAGATTTCCTCTATTTTACTATACTCATCACTTGATAATAATGTGAATGGAGATTGATTTGATGTGTTTGGTAAAATTTTATTAACATATGAATCAGGTTGTGGTTTAACAACTTGATTGGCATCAAAATAACCATAGTTTGGTGTTGACCATAATAATCTAACAGAACCATTATACATAGATTCGTTATTTGTTAAATTAACTTTGGTAGTACCATTTGAAACGCAATTTAATTCGGCTTGATTTACCAACACTGAACCAAATGATGGAACAACAAAATATTTTGGTCCAGTAACCGCAATCGATGGTGGTACTTCACAAGGTTCACTACTTGTAGTTGGGTCTTGAATATTATCAGGAAGAATGACTGACCAAGTTTGAAAATTAAGTGTTGTGTTATTTTGTGTTGCATTAAAATTAGAATCACCAAAGTTATAAACTTTCATACCTTCATTAACACTTGTTTGTATTTCTTTGTTGGTATAATTCACATATAAATCATATCCCTTATAAAACACGTTAAAGTCATTAATAACTTTAGGGAAAAATCCTGTTTGAATTTTAATGTTTGAGGTAGTTTGTTCTTGTAAAGTTATTTGTTTAACACCATCAAATGTAAACTCATATGTCTTTGTTTCGGCACTTGTAATAGGGTCAAAGTTTTCTTTGTAATTAAAATTTTTCCAAGCGGAATCAATTATATCAACACCTTGTTCTTTATAAGTTTTATATCTATACCAAACTGAACCTAACTTAAGAATCCAAGCATACGGCATTTTATGAATAGCGCCAAACTTTTTAAAACAAGATGCAATATAATCTAAATCACTTGAAGAATTTAATGTCTTATATCTTTCTCTTAAC